ACAAATCCATGATCCAATACTTTTTTCATTATAACAATCTATCCGTTATAATCTTTAATAATCACAACTATCATTGAATGGAACCTCACCACAAAAGTCATAAAGTTTATACAACTTCTCTTGTGTTTTTTCGATATCAACCTTCGTCTCATTCAGGGCATCCATGGCATCATCCACAAGTTCCATGAATGTATCGAGCTCATCTAGGGCTACACGATGATTCAATCTTTTACTCTTCTGGGAATGAAATGCTCTTTTGAGACGCTTGTTACCCTTGATAACCTTGTCAAGGTTGGGCTTGGCAGACATTCTAATAGAGAGACTCATTTGTATATACTTTACTTCATATCTTTAATCAACTCACTTAGGTCTCTGTAATATCTCTTTAAATCTTTCATAAATCTTTTATTATTTTCAAGAACTTCACATTCAACTTTGTTTACATAAATCCAAGCTAAGTTTGATTTAGAATACTTTGTCATTTTTTGATTTTCATTTGGTTTCCGAGCCACCAACTTTGTAGACTTTTTCTTTTTTGATGCCGGAGTGACTTCAATTCTATTTACAAATGACAGTGCCTGCATGACAGTGTCTGCCAAGTCATCTTTCTTTTTAGACTTTTGAAATGTTTCAAGCCAGTGTGCGTTCGTCGGTCCACTACGAATAAAGGCTTCACAACGTTCTATCGAAACTTTCTTTCTTTTATTGTATTGTGCCTTCCCGGGACCGGCAACATCCGGAATCTTATGACGAGCATCATAGAGGATAGTTTCAGCTTCCGGGCATTTAATGATAAAATAGGAGTGAAGAAAGTGCATGACGGAAATCATTTTCTTGTTCCGATCAGGTTGTTTTTCAATTAGAATGGTCTTAGCACCCATAACCCACGGGCGAGCATCGAGGTGATCTCGGAGGGATATGTAAAGACCATCCTTATGTTCGGGTGGTACACCAGAAACATCCCAATCTGTTACGAGATTCCCACGATCTTCGTCGAGCATGCACATTGCTAAATTCCGGATACCGACATCTATACTGAGAATCATTTAACTTAAAGAGTGTGTAACTCTTTAACCTAAATGATATCATTCTTCAGTATTTTTTATCGTAAGTCGGTTGTTAAAACAAAAGTAAAAAGTAAAAGGACATGGATACGTGGTGATACTCTAAGGCAGTTAAAGAGTTAATTTTGTTATTGTGTATGTGGTGTTGGTGGTGTTGTCACCCCTTTGAAGGAACACCTTTAAGTATGCCTTTAAGGCATGATAGTCGGAGAAATATTTTCTCTACAAGTGGAAATTACTGTTCATGGAGTTGTATGAAGTCACACGCGATCGAGAAGTATGGATGTAATAGGGGTGGTATTATATGTGGGAACATTACAATGATGCGTCGTAAAATGTATAACCATCTTACTGGTGTAAAACCGGCACCATATAGATATAGACTCGCAGTCTTTGGTGGTGATTTAACTATAGAACAGTTCAGAGAAAATCAAACACGAGATACCAATCAACTTCCAGTGAAAATTGCAACTAAACCGTATACGGATAATATGATACCCTTTGTTTCAAACACAAGAAAGATGGATGAAATAAAGAATGCGAACTCTGATAACAGTTCACTAAAACTAAAAAGAACAAAACCATTAAAACGAAATCATAATAATCTAGAATCTGCACTAGGACTTATCATTACTCCCAAATCCTAGCATCCTCTTTTGTTTGGCTGTTGGTATTGATTCTGGTAAATTTACGGTTTTTTTACTATGAACCCAGCGTTCACCATCATGTGCGACCCAGCATATATCATACTTCTCCATCGCTTTTCTACATAAGACACATGGTAATGATATACCGTCACCGTACACAGTTTTTCGTCCCACTATTAAATGACCATATTTTCTCTGTACCCATTCAGAAAAATGATATGGTTTATGACCCTTTCTCAAACATTCTCTATACAATCTTCGAATGAGTTGTCGTTCTGCACACATATGGTTAGTGCTTTCTATTGAAGGTCCTCTAGACATGGAACCTATAACTGTACAGTATTTCATACCTGACAATTTAAACAATTTGTTCCGTCGTATACAAAATCACAAATATCACACTCACTTAGGGCTTTAATTTTTATTTTCGGTACGAGACCTTGCGCAAATCGTTCAAGTTCTTTCACTGTATATAATCCGTATTGGATCATAACACTCAGAGAAGGAAATCTCATATATTTGAATTACGCTTCAGCTTTTTATATCACTTTAGGCATGGGAGACATTCTGCCACGGCTTTGTTCGTCTTGAGCATCATTGCGAAACTGTCAACCATAGGGGGGACCAAACTCTTGAGAACAATCTCAAACTCACTGTCCTTTTCACCATCATCTATTTGTTCGATGAGATGATTGAGAATAATGATAACTAACTTCTTCTTCTGGGGTCCAGGTAGTTTCTTGAACTTGACACTTTCCAGCATCAGTCTACTTAGGATAGGGGGGATATCCTCTTTAGTGAGACCATCATCAATATACTCGACACGAATTTCTTCGACAGTCTTCATGACACTCTGTGCATCAATCTTTCCAGCAAACTTTTGTAAAATGGCATCCATTATATAATATTTATATAATATAACATAGAATGGAATTTAATGATATTATCGCGACTGCTGCGTTTGGTATAGGTTTTATTCAAATGTATTCTGACGTACAAAATTCTGATGAACTCACTAAAAAATCAAAGAAGCGAATACTACTAGGAGTTATAGCGAGTATATTATGGCTTACTTATCAATCTAGGAAGTATGGAATTAACACAACAACGATGTACACGACGATCGGTCTTATCGTACAGTTGTTTTTACTGAACAAAATATTGATAAAAGAAATTAAAGAATGATGTCATATATAATTCAGTAATGAGTTCTATCACTTGTGCACCCGTAAAGTTTTCGTATTACAAGCGTTATCAGACCAAGCGTAGTACACGTTCTTCCTATAAGGTTCGTTCATCGAGTGAACCTTCGATCGAACCATATCAACCACAGACTCGATTCGCCGAGGTTCTCAATGGTCGCGCTGCTATGCAAGGTGTTCTATGGGGTTCTCTAAACTGGATGATGACAGGTAAAAATGTCATTCAGCAGGTTGAGGATCCCGGGTATGCTATCGCTGCGACTGGTGTTGTTACTACATTGGCACTCGCGTCGTTGTTCACAGCCGAAAACTTCAGCATCGAGAAAATTGGAGTATTCACCCCCGATGCTGAGCTCAAGAACGGTAGGTTGGCTATGCTTGGGTTTATCGCCTTGTTCGGGTTGAGTGCCATGTAACCTATAAATTCAATCATTTTAACTTTTTCTTCCATTGAAAATGTCCCTGCTCTACGCATCACGTAGGCCAAGAACATCATAAGTATATATACATTATAAACAATTTGATTTGTCATCTAATTATACTTAACTTAATTTATTAGCTGACTTAACTCCTTTAGTGAATAGGTAACCAGATGTCATCAAAGTAATTACATATACTGACAAACTGAGACCTGACCATTCATTAAATGTGATATGGCATGGATTTTTAAAATCACAAAATAAACCATTGTTATATACACCAATTACACATTCTTATTCTGATTTAGAAAATATAAATTATTTACATGGTGATTCTAATTGGATTTCTTACATTCATAATTATATGATAAAAAAATCAATATTAAAAATGTTGAATACATTCTTAATAACGACGCAGACCATAAATTAAATATATTAGATTTTCAGTTAAATATAAATTCCATCTCAGATTTACCATAAACCCCTGCACTATAGCCAAAAGTAGATAAGTCACTTAAATCTTGATTCCCTGCGGTTATATACAATTTATCACATTTTGATAACAAAAACCAATCAAGATAACACGCATACCTATCACTTTTAGAAACTTCTTTATTTTTCAAATATACACAATCATATGTGAGAACAATATCATGATCGAGTGTAAATATTTTATCTGGGAATCTTTTTTTAAACATTTGTTTAACTTCTGAACTATCACTTGCTAAAAAAATTTTACCATCGACACTTTCTATGATTTTTGCAAATTTTTCTAATGCATTATCTGTTGCGAAATAAGCTATCTTAATATTCCCATTTTCATCTACACCGTGACATCCCATATTTTTAGAATCTTCGGAACACGCTCCGCGTCTAATATGCATCCCGTATTTCATATCATATGGCAATAATTCGAGTTCTTTATCAATAAGTTTTTGTAATTCTGCATTTGGTTTTATAATTTTAGATAAATTTACATGTACTTTATGATAAAAAAATGGATTTATATAAAGTTGTGGTTCAAATTTTATTTCGTCTTTATCATCCGAAATTTCAAAACCGGAAAACACTACACCCCTGTCGACATCATTAATACTCTTGTATACACGTGGATTTTCACTTCTATATACTAGATCTGATAGACATAAAGCGACATTCCCCCAACCCATGGATTCATGTATATAAAATGTCATTATAACTTACTAATTTACTTTACCTTTAAGCTTTTCTAATTTTTACAATGAATCGTAATACTCACGTTGTTTATCCTGACGTTCTACAGTTTTAATGTGAAGAATAGAAACTAAGGGTTTTGCATCAACGCGTGCAATGTTATCAGAGCCAACAAGCTTCTCATGTAGATCATTCTCCCATTTAATCTTACCGTTATTCTTATAATACCGTCCTTGATAATCTGGGTAATTAATCCACCCCATTTCATTTAGGTTAAACTTATAATTGTCTAACCATTCCGCCGTATAACCCGGGCATATATTAATCCTTGGAATGTACATAATATCACCCTCAAATGATTTAATATTCATTATGAGAGCTTCTTGTGGCATTTCATCCGCGTCAATAACAAAAATGTAATCACCTTTACATTTACTCGCATGGTAATTACGATGTTCGGAAAATTTTCCATCAAAGTCACGTTCATTAACTACGATCTTATCACCATAAGATTCCAAAACTTTACGAACTTCAGGTGTTACATTCTTGGAATCCACGAGGATATTGATCTCATCACCAATAGCCTTGAATTTCAATATGAAATTCACGAGTGAATTCAATTCACGATCTTCGTTGCATACGCATATAGCATAAGAAATGTTCACCATTATATAATTTAAAGTATTAATTCTTTTAAATAACAATGAAGTATATTTCTTATTCTGTTTGGGGTGATAATAAAGTATACACATACGGTATCATTGATTAATTTAACTTTAAACTCGTAAAAAATCTATGAGATCTTCTCTCGTTTTCTTTTGACGCCATCCAAGTGCCTTAAGTTTATTCGCGCATATATAGTATCTTTTATCATTGAATGGTCTATCATCAACATACCCCACCCATTCATCATAGTCTGTGGTTCCTGTGACTGTTTCTATGATCATGTGTGTTACTTCCATGACGGTCAGTTCATCATCGGAGGCGATATTGTAGATTTCACCACACATACCCTTCTTCCACACTGTTTCAACAGCATCCACGACGTCCTCAACGTGCATGAATGCTCGTTTAATATTAGCACAATTCTTACCATGGATTGTACATTTTTTACCTTCTTTCAATAACCTTTTAAACTTTGGTATAAGTTTTTCCGGATATTGGTTAGGTCCATAAACATTATTACATCGAATGATTTTAATGTTCATGTTGAATGATTCAATGTACGAACGAACAATCATTTCAGCCGCAGCTTTTGAAGCTGAATATGGATTTGTGGGTCGAAGAACACCTTCATCCTCTGTGAATGGTACATCCGTCTTGGATTCTCCATATACCTCGTCAGTACTAAAATGAATGAAGTCCACATTTGGTATATGTCGTCTACACGCTTCGATGAGAACATGTGTTGCATAGGTATTATCCATCGTGAAGGAGAGGGCATTTTCAAATGAATTGTCGACGTGACTTTGAGCCGCAAAGTGGAATACAGTGTCAAATTTATATTCCTTTATCAGGTTCTCGATAAGGTTCATATTCCCAACATCACCCTTTATAAAAGTGGCAACATCTGGATTTACATTTTCTATATTGGAACAGTAATCAAGTTTATCTACATTTACAAAATGTGTTTCGGGATATCTCTTCTTCATGATGTTTAGGAAATTAGATGCGATGAAGCCACAACCACCGGTGACCATCACATTAGACAACATCTTCCTTTTAGTTTATATTTGGCAAATTTTTTAAGCAATTCACACACACGGTCCACATCATCTATCGTCATACCGTGGTGTGCACCAAGTAGGAATCCATCCTTCATAATACGGTCAGCATTTTCAAACACATCGAGATACTCCCTAAACGCTGGATGTCTTGTGATGTTCCCCGCGAATGTGACACGTGTTTGAACATCATTCTTTTCGAGAAACTTTAAGAGTTCGAGACGGTCTGGACACTGAAGAGGAATAGCGAGCCAGTTGGGGGTCTTTGAATCATCGGGGAGCGTATAGTACGGGGTCTCCCTGAGATTCTCTAGGTACCTCTCGATGTTTTGACGCCTCTTCTTGAGAAACCCCTCAAGTTTATCGAGTTGTACGAGACCAAATGCGGCATTCATCTCACAAGCTTTGAGGTGATACCCTGCGACACCGTAAAGGAATTTCCAATCATATGGAATACCGTCTACAGAATGGTTGAACCGTTCACTGGGTTCTTCAATGTTGTCACCGATACGCCCCCAATCACGGAACATGAGGGCTCTCTTGAGATGTTCATCATCATTAAACATGACCATGCCACCACAGCCACCAGCAGTGATGACATGACTCGCGTAGAAACTCGTGGTGCTGATGTCTGTACATGGAGTTTTAGTGATGGTATCGGCAGAATCTTCAAAGAGAATGAGATCGGGAAACGCTTCACGTATGGCCTTCCAGTCGGGAACATTCCCGATAAGATTAGGGAGAAGGAGACACTTCGTTTCCGGTGTGACAACCTTCTTGAGGTCGTCAACGGTGGGGACATATGAATACATACCAACATCGCAGAACACTGGTTTGAGACCGAGTTGCATGAGAGGGGCGACAGTCGTGGCGAAACCACATGCAGGTGTCACGACTTCAGTCCCCTTGGGAAGATCTAGGGCACATAGACCGAGGAGGATCGCGCTACTCCCAGAGTTGACAAAGAGTCCTTGTTTCTTTCCGAAGATGTCCGCTACCCTTTCCTCAAACTTCACTGTACGGTCACCAAATCCTGCGAGCCACCCATCACGGAGACAGTCTTCAACAGCCTTAATCTCTTCTTCTCCATATGATTCAAATTTATTGGGGGCGTACCAGACCTTCTTAGTCATTATGATTTAAAGAGTATCTTTGTCTTTAAATCATATGAAAGTATGTGTATTAGGTGCCAATGGTTTTATCGGTAAAAATTTAATACATGATACGAACTGGATTGGGGTCACTAGACATGATCTTGATTTGATGGATAGGGAGACTGTTGAAACATATTTTAAAACACATATATACGATATTGTTATTCATTGTGTTGCGAGTATAGATAAACAAAATGAATCTACAACATACAAAAATATCATACTATTTGAAAATGTTGTTCGGGTTTTTAAGGGTAAGATATTGTACTTTTCAAGTGGTGCCGCCCTCAGTGGGAATCCACCTATGGACCCATATGGTCTTTCAAAGTGGGTTATTGATCGTCGTATAGATACATTACCAAATGCATACTCTTTACGTATATGGGGGTGTTACGGACCCGGAGAATTACCAACTCGTTTCAGTGCAGTATGTAAACGCGAGGGTCATGTTATTATCGATCAAGACAGATATTTTGACTTCATCGACATTGAAGATGTTAAAAAGATTGTTTGTGAGTATGTAACATCTAAATGGTCGATGCCTAAGATTTGTAATCTCGTGTATAAAGAAAAGTTACTTCTTTCACAGTGGGCGGGGAGGTTTGGGGCCACCTATGAGGTGAAAGATGCATCAAAATTGGGTGAAAGTTATACATCAGTTCCACCCTAGATTCTTCTTAGGGGGGACTGGTACAATCATGTCTTTTTCAAAGTCGATATAGGGTGTCATATTTTCAAGTGAGTTTCCAAACTCAAGCTTAGGATAAATTTTTTGCGTCTCTGGTATGGGAATATCTTGTAGAGTTTTCACACCATAGGCTTCCGCGATTTTTACAAAATCAATTTCGTCACCAAATACATCACTCTTAGATGTCGCAACATAGTTTGAATTGAAGTAACTATCTTGGAACTGTTTAATAATTCCATAGCCACTATTGTTTAAAATTGTAATTTCAATTGGGAGGTCATATTTCTTGACAGTTAGGAGTTCTTGAATATTCATTTGAAACCCACCATCACCAGCGATACAATAAACCTTCTTACCCGTTCCTATCGCGGCACCAATCGCGATAGGGAGCGCACACCCCATAGACGCATTACTAAAATTTGTGAAAAGCTTTTGTCCATCCTTGAGCACGGCACATTGCATTGTCCACACCAGATTACCACCTATATCTGGTACGACTATACAGTCATCGGGAAGGCTTTTAAAAAAACCATCTAGGTGATCATAAACAGCTGAGTCACCTTCACGTGATTTCTCTTCACTGTATTTCTGCTTCCATTCATTTATTTTTTGTGTCCACCTCGCGAAGTTTCCGTATTGCACAAGAGCTGCACAACTATGCATAATAACATTTTTGAAGAAGTTCTTGGCATCGCTCACTATACCGAGGTCAATTTCAACCCCCTTTTCCGACATTTTGTTAATTTCTTCGGTGTCAATATCTACCATAATCCTTTTTGAATGCACAGAGAACATTGGTCCACTTCCACCAATTTGACGGCTATCAAGACGACTTCCAATAGATATAACGAGGTCCGCATTTTGAATAGCGTAATTCGCAACTCTGTCACCGTAAACACCCAGAGAACCTATGCGAAGTGGGTGGTCGGTTGCACATATATCAAATGCACCCCAAGAAACTGTAAACGGTAGTTCTGTCTTTTCGATAAATTCCATAGCCTCTTTCTCTGCCCCTGCAAGTTTTACACCGTGCCCGAATATGACAACGGGTCGTTTACTCTTGTGAATGTATGAGGATAAATCATATGGTGTCGTACCACGATGAAGATGAGGCACAACTTCAAAAGGTTCAACATCTTCAATCATGGTCATTTGAAGATTCACTGGTAAGTCCATAAGAACTGGACCATATCGTGGGGTCTTCAGTTCAGTTAACAACTCCTTGAGAACATCCTCGAGTTGTCCAAGTTCTGAAACATGTACAGATTTCTTCGTGACCTCCTCAAACATCCTAGCTACAGGCATTTCTTGAAACCCACTTTGTCGAGGCTTTGATTTGAAATTCGATAGATCTTCTTTCGTATTCACTTGACCGGTGATGAAAAATGCAGGTACAGAGTCGTACCAACATCCACATACACCATTTAAGATGTTTTGAACACCCGGCCCACTCGTGACGCATACACATGCAACTTTACCACAACTTCTGTAATACCCCTCAGCGGCCATAGCTGCTGATTGTTCATGTTGAAAACAATAATATTTCACTTTGGGGTTTAGAGAAACTGCGTTTATGAATGGAACTATAGACCCACCGGTTACTAAGAAATATGTATCTATACCATTCAAGTAAAGTGTATCTATGATATAATCACAAGTATTCATTTATAATAATTATTTACAAATCTTTAATCATAAACTTAAAGATGTATACAATAACTATTACATATGATAGGTGTTATATCGGTACATGACCAAAAATATGTACCGTTAGCTGAATGGACACTTCATAAGAATAAAAAAGAATATTGTGAAAAACATGGGTATATACTTGAATACGCTGATGATGGTGGAGCTTCTCTAACTGGAAAGCCTATGGCATGGCCGCCACCGATCCCCGATACCCATATCCCGATTGGGTGGGGTAAGATATTTCTCATTAAAGATGTGTTCAGGAGACATCCAGAAGTTGAATGGATTTTTAGTACCGATTGTGATGTTATGATTACGAATATGGACACAAAGATTGAGGATATCATTAAGGAACATGCGGGTGAAAATACACATGTTATGATTCCAGCTGATTGTAACGGTATTAATTGTGGGAATATGCTTGTTAAAAATACTCCTATAGGAAAGGCATTTCTGAACACGGTGATTTCGGGTATGCCACTTTACAGAAATTGGTACATGGTGGAAAATCAACTTATACAAGATTTGGCTATAGGTTCACATTTACGAGAGAATGGTATGACCCCTGGTGGAACATTCTGGGCAGAAGTCATTAAGGTTTTACCTCAGCGTGTGATGAATTCATACGATTATAAGAAATTACCTTTACTAAAAAATCGACCACATTTCAATGATATATTGGATACAGATGGTCAATGGCAGGAGGATGACTTCCTTATTCAGTGGCCAGCCACAAGTTTAGAATATAGGATTAATGCTGCGAAAGAGATGTATGAAAATAAAAATCAGTGAATGAATATGGAAGAACACGCAGAGTTCAAAGATTCTTACCAGGATCTAGAATCTAGGGCTGATGATATAGCATACAGTCTCAGTAAATTACCAATCGATTACAAACTCGCTGATAAATGTGCCGAAATTGAATTTGCGGTGGAAGATATCAAAGAGTGGTATGAGAAGCGAAAAAAAGATTTTGAAGAATACGAATCAGAAAAGAAATTCGTATTGGACAAGATTGAATTAATTGACGCACATCTAAAAAGGTTATACAATGGCGTTGAAACTCTCAAATTACGAGAGTTTTCTCATGACCAACACGGAGGGTCGTATTCACGATTATCTCAAATCCGGCGTCCTTGAGGTTCTTACAAAATGCTACATCTTCGGAACACATATCCCGTAAGAGTTTCCCATCTTCAGCTTCAATCTCTATGAGAGGGTAGCTAAAGTATGGATATGCCATCTTCTCTATGACCCCATTACGACACGCGAAGAAACCCATACCATTATATGCCACTGGAATATATTTTTCTTCCTTCTCGGGTTCCCCAACCTTCATGAATTGGAACGAACCAGTTTTTTTGAAACACTCCAAGTCCCAGTCTTTCACACACGCATAATGTTTCATATCCTGCATTCGATATAAACCTGAAACCACTGGATACGTCTTGGTATCCTCTAAGAGTTCTATGACTTGTTCAGGTGTAAATACAATATCAGAATCTATAGTGAGCCATACATCATATTCTACTTCACCACCGAACGGAACCTGGTCGGCACCTCGAAGTACATCAAGACCAAGAGTCTTCATCCGTGAAAAGGGAACAAAACTCGAAAACTCATTGGTCACGACGAAATCATACCCTCTCTTTGTGAGAGTCATTATGGTCTGTGACCAGTTCATGAGGAACGTTCCGGAGAATGTGCGACCCGGGAGGGCGAGTATCACTTTCATTTATTCAAGATACTAAGTATCTCTTTAACCGCCGGGTGACGAACGATATCCCCATCTTCCATTTCTACATGTGTGATGTAGTCGAGGTCTTGACATTGCATCTTATATATAAGATCTTCGAGACCGTTATCTGGCCCAAGATCTGACTGTTCCAAGTCACCGGTTACGATGAGTTTTGTCCCCTCACCGACTCTCGTGAGGAGCATCTTCATTTGATTGGGGGTGGCGTTCTGCATCTCATCGGCGATGATGAGTGTATCAGTGAATGTTCGACCCCTCATATATCCGAGTGGTTCTATTTTAACGAGCCGTTCAATCTGATTGTATGAAAAGTACTGCTCAAAAATGTCGAACATTGGTTTTATCCATGGTTCCATCTTCTCATTCATATCTCCTGGGAGGTATCCCATATCCTCATCGGCAGCGACAATAGGTCGAGTCAAAACAATTTTAGGACGTTGCTGCTTTTGTACATGTTCGAGAGCAATTTGACACGCAAGCATAGTCTTCCCTGAACCAGCTGGCCCTGTTCCTATGACGATAGGTTTGGATGACCTGAGGGCGAGCATATATTTACACTGACCTGGGGTCTTTGGGAAGTTCATTTATAATTGGGACAGTTTTTATTCGATGTCACTTTCACTCTCGTTACGATCTGAAGAATAATCGATAGAATCCAGTGTTCTATATTCTTTTACTTTACCATTAAATTTCTTATACATCTCTGGATCTGTATCTATTTGTTCATTTAGAAGACGTATCCATTTCAGATACACTTTAGGTAATTGCTTATACATTGCAATCCGAGCTTTACTAAAATTCTGTTGTATAAGAAAATTCTGTGTGACGGCGATAGAATCTTCAAAGTTGACAGTTATATGCCACCAATCACTCGGTAAAAATACAGTCTCACCTGGAAGCTGTATGAAATCTTTGTGAGGTAAGTGTTTGTATTTGGGGTACTCTTTCAGAAACCATTCAGCACCTCTCACTGTGGAATTGAATCCATTTTCAGATTTAAAGGTTTCTGGTGGAAATAAGACCCATCTTTTCTTTCCCTGTATCATAGTATTCCATGCACTCGTACTCACTGGGTCTATGTGAAGAGATGTACCAGCTCCTCGTGTACTCATTAATAACCATCTAAAGTTTGGTCGTTCTTCTTCTGATAAACATTTAAAAAGATCTTCATCAAACCAGTCCGGTATCGTATACTCTTTTAGAAGTTCCCTCATTTTTTTACCTTTATCGGCAAAAGTACTGTCAAAGATGAACACTGGTACATCATCTCTCCTATGTTTCACTGAATTAATGTAATGGTGAAAATACTCATATTTAAGGCTACTATTTCTCCCAGTTACACGAAATTTAGACTTTCCGAAACGTTCTTTGAAATTTTCGAATGACCATTTTTTCATAGCAGTCCAATCATTTGGTATATCCAGGATGATACATGGTGTGTTTGTGTACAGATACTTTTCACTGAAATACTCCTTTGATGTTGTCTTTATGGATATAGAGTCTACGGGATCTCCATATGGTTTTTCTATGTTTACTGAATCAAATAATTTAGATATACCCCTAGAATCCCATGTAGATATTATACTTTTTTTATATGAACGTAGACGTGCACCAGGTTTACACGACTCTTTGAAACCACCTGGATAATTAAAACTATCATAGCCTCTAGTGAGTATATAAATACGATATGCTGCTATCATAATGATGATCACAAATGGTAATGCTATTATATGTGATCTGCGCATCTGATTTCTTTTGATATTTTTTTTATTCATATATTACAATATGGATTTCCACTTCATCAAATTAAATTACAATGGTACATATCTAAGTCTAGTGGATCCAAACTCGAAATCTCGTTTCGTATGTTTTGCTGAAAAAAACGTGGCAATGAAATGTCTAGAATATTCGGCTGAATTTAGAGCTAGGAATCGTATATGGCCATCCCTTGACATGTCTTCAGAAAATAGGAAATTGGAACTAAATGAGGAGATTGAATTTCCATATGGACCACCTCGAATCATAAAACGTGCATTAGAAATTGAAACATTCGACTTTGACACCATGGACCAGCTATCAAGTAGAACAAACGTTTCTTTTTATTGTATTTTGGCGTTTGATGTTATTT